TTTTAAAAACTGATTATAATGCACATCGTTTATATAGAGACTACATCATCATGAAGAAAGAACTAAACGAAAAACAAAAGATGTTCTGTCTAGAGTACCTAAAAGACTTCAATGCTTCAAGAGCTTACAAGAAAGTCTACTGATGAACTGATAATTCTGCATGAGTATGTTGATTCAAATTGCTAAAAAATGCTAAGATTCAAGAATACTTATGAAGTAAAGCTGAAAAGAAGATGGATAAATTAGATGTATGAGTAGATTTTGTTCTCTCATGACTAAAAGAAATTGCACTAATCTGAATGTGAAAACAAAAAGTCATGAAAAACTGAAAAGAGCAATACATTCTAGACCTATCTAATGCAAATTCAGCTTATGAGAAACTCTGAAAGTACAACAAGCTATTTACTGACAAAGTAGAGCAAAGTGGAGATTTAAACATTAACATTGTATCCTACAAGAAATGACAGAACTAACTATCCCTTATCATTTTATTCCTAGAGATTATCAGCTACCTATATTTGAAGCTATAGATAACTGAATCAAAAGAATAATTATGGTACGACATCGTAGAGCATGAAAAGATAAGGCTTGCTTCAATATCATTGTAAAGAAAGCAATGGAAGAAGTCTGAATTTACTACTATGTCTTTCCTACTTATTCTCAATGAAAAAAAGCTGCATGGGACTGAATAGATAAAGATGGATGGAAGACAATAAATCATATTCCTAAAGAGATAATCAAAAGGAAGAATGATACAGAAATGAAAGTAGAACTAATCAACTGAAGTATTATTCAGATTATATGATCTGATAATGTGGACTCCATTGTCTGAACTAATCCTATCGGTATTGTGTTCTCTGAGTATTCATTGCAGTCTCCTGCTGTATGGGATTTCCTAAGACCTATATTAGCAGAGAATGGATGATGGGCAATATTTAATTTCACTCCTAGATGAGATAATCATGCTAAAGAGTTATTAGATATGGCTAAAGAGAATAAAGATTGGATGGTATCAATTCAGACAGTAGATGATACAAAAGCAATAAGTAAAGAAGTATTAGAATCTGAAAGGCAAGAGATTATTCAGAAAAATGGTAGCGATGCTATCTTCCAACAAGAGTACTACTGTAGCTTTGATGCATGAATAAATGGATCATATTATGCAGAAATACTTACTCAATTAGAGAATGCAGGAAGAAGAACAACACTTCCATACGATTCAGCTTTAGATGTCTTTACTGTTTGGGACTTGGGAATAAATGACTCTACTGCTATACGATTTTGGCAGAGAATCTGAAAGGAAATCAGAGTTATAGATTATTATGAGAATAACTGAGAATGATTATCTCATTATGTATCTATCCTAAAGGAGAAATGATATAGGTATTGAACTATGCGACTTCCTCACGATGCTCAAGCTAGAAGTTTACAGACCTGAAAGACAGTAGAAGAGAAAATGTATGAATACTGATTTACAGATATTCAAATAGTTCCTAAGCTATCAGTATTAGACTGAATCAACTCAGTAAGAGCTGTATTACCTTATTGCTGGTTTGATAGAGAAAAGACTGAACGATGATGGAAATGCTTAAAGAATTATCACAAAGAACTAGATGAGAAGAGACAGGCTTTCAAATGACCTGAACATGACCGAAGCTCACATGGTGCTGATTCGTTTAGATACTTAGCAGTAGTGAATGAGCTTTATGACTGAACAAGCCAGAAGTGAAAAATAATAGATTCATGGTAATTTATATAACATAATAGAGATGGTAAACAGTACAACTCAAAAGATGGTACAGAAAATCAAAGGATGGACTTATGATGAAATCCAGCAGAAAGTGGCTCAAGAATATGATGCATGAGCTGAAGTTGCTATGAAGAAAAGACCTATCCTAAAAGACTATATCAACTCGTACAACATTAACTGAGAAAAGATGGAAGACTGAAAAACAGTCAGAAGTAAATCCCTGTATACTAACAGGAATCTTTTTATTTCTAGTTTATACAAGAATAGACCACTTGTAGAGATACAATGAAGAAAAAGATGAGATGATGAATATGCTAAAACATGGAATAACTTACTAAAATTTGACTATGAAGAACTAGATGAAGACCAGATTTGTTATAAGAAAATTGAGGATGAAGTAGACTATGGAATTTATCTAGCAGTAGATGAATGATGGGACAAAGTAACAGAATCTCCTAGAAAAAGGTTATACTCTCCTCTTTGCTGGATACCTGATCCATACTTTGATATAGTGAAATGATTTAGCTTTCATGGATTTGAGCTAACTCTAACAGATGAAGAAATATCAGACTTATATAAGAATACTGAGCTAATGCTCACAGATAAAGAGCTTAAAGCTCTAAAAGAAAAAGTGAAGAATGATTATGATGCTAAACTTAGTGCATGGGCTGACTGATATGGTATAGATGATTTCTTCCCTACAGTAAAATCTCCACTAAAAGCTTATTCAGTTTATAGACACTTTACTAAATTCAATGGTAGATGGTATCTTACTGAATGGGCTAACGATAGAACTTTACTAATCAGATGTGAAGAAATAGAAGCTGTAAGAACTGAAGAAAAAAAAGACCCTACACTTATTCCATGTCCAGTAGTACATAGTTGGTTATTCCCTAAGAAATGAGATCCATACTGATTATGTGTATGAGATTTAGCTAAAGATAATCAAGATTCAGAAGAAAGTATTATGAACTTGCTTATAGATAAAGTGCATGAAGAAACATTTAGCTGAATAACTGTATATAATTCTGATGTAGTAGATGGTAAAGAATTGGCTCATAGGAAATTATGAAAGAGAAAATATGTACCAGCTAAGTGAAACTTAGAGAATAGAAAAGTAATAGAGAATGTACAGACTCAGACATCATGAACTGGAGATGGATATAATCTAAAGAACATGATAGATCAGAAATCTACAAAAGAAGTCTGATTTGATGAACAGAGTATTGGAGTATATTCAAGAACTATTACAGCTACACAGAGTGAACTATTACAAGCTAATCAGAATGTCAGACTTTCAACTATATTCAAGATATTCCTACGAGGAGAAAAAAGATATTGGGATGTATTATGGTATAGGAGCTATCAAAAACATTTCAAGATGACTTCAGAGAAAAATATAACTCTGAATAACTGAATAGGAAGTGTAACATTTACAGTAATGGGTAAAGATCTGGATACAAAGAGAGACTTACACTTAACATTTAAAACATTGCTAGATAAAAAAGAACAGGATGAAGCTAATAAGAGTGCATTTATGGCAAGCTACCAACCACTAAGACAAGCAGCATCTCCATTTGGACAAATTCTACTAGATAAAGAATTTGCTAATGTAATGTGAATGGATCCTGAATTAGTGAACTGAATATACAAATATCCGCCTGAATATGATAAAGCTATACTAGACTTAGAGTTATTGAATAACGATGAAGATGTATGAGATATAACAAACATGAATGAAGACCACAGCATATATATTCAGATTTATCAAAAGGCATTAGATACGAAAGCAAAAGCTAGAGCAATAATGAGAAGAAAACAAGCTTTGATATTGAGCTGACAACAAAATCAGCAATCTATGATGTGAGCAATGGCACAATGACAAGATGCAAGTACGAATCAGCTTGTAAGTAATTATATCTCACAGAATAACCAACAGAATCAACAACCAACCGCTTTATGACCTACAGCATGAAATGAAATACCAACAACTGAGTAAAAACGATGAATGATATATAAAAGACTGACTAAACAGTAAATTCTGGAAACTAATAACAGAATACTTAGAAGAACAGAAAGAGTCTTTAACAACTGGCATTCTATCTCCTGTGAGTGAAGATAGGAGTAAGACCATCTTTAACAAGAGAGACATGGATATAAAGGAACTAGAGCTAATAGATGAGTTCCTGAATATTCCACAGTATCTCCTAACAAGGATCAGTAATCAAACTGATATATCGGTGGAGGATGACCACTAATCAACATCTTTTTATTTGGTAAACTAAACAATCATGGCGAAAATCGTTTATGATGATTGAAGCGAGAAGGACTTCAACGAAGAGGACTTTATCTCAAGAGATGAGCTTTCTGAGAATTACATTTCTAAGGATGACCTAGAGGAAAACTATGTATCTAAAGAACTGTATGACAAGAAAAAAAAGCAAGCTAAAGAGGCTTTTAAGCAGAAAGACCTAGCAGAAAAAGCTAGTGCTGAAGTGGATAAAGCTGAATTAGAGAAAACTATTGAGGAAAAAGTCAGCTTCAAAGCTAAACATGGATTTGAAGAAATCCCTGCAGAAATTCTACAAATTCGTGAGGCTAACCCTAACTTAACATGGGAACAGGCTTATAGAGTAGTTGACTATCATGAAGCCAGCGATGCTAACCCTAATCCATGAAGAGAAAGGATATGAGAGATAGAGAAGAAAGAAATCTCTTATGCAGAATTAGCAGAGCTAGCTGAGAAAAATCCAGCAAAGTATGATGAAATTGCAAAAGGGATAGAAAGCTGAGCTATCAAGCAGATTTAATTCTTTAATTTAATTTAGCATGGCTAAGAAGAAAGAAGAAATTTCTATAGATGCAGTGGAAGCTGAAGAAGTGGAAGCTGAAGAAGTAGAAACTGCTAAAATAGAAAAAAAGTCTGAATGAAAAGTTTGGACTGAAGAAGAGCTTGCTGTACTACCTAGAGAGGAATTTCAAAAGGTAGAAGCTGACA